GAAATCGAAGACATTGTTTGGACTCCAGTTATAGGCACAATACAAGTTTTAGGTGACGTTACACCAGGGGGTACACTATAATGGCAGTTATTAAGATTGTTCCTATGCCAGGCGCAGAAGGACAAAAAGGAGATCCAGGTGCGACAGGTGCACAAGGACCACAAGGACCAATTGGTGCAACAGGACCAGCAGGTGCAGATGCAGTATGGTACTACAATGGTGCATACAACCCAGGAGCATCATATGCAGTTGGGGATGTTGTAACACACGAAGGACAAACATGGTATCGCAAACACGCTAATGGCGGTAATGTTGGAGACACTCCTTCAGTCGGTCCGTTCTGGGATTTAATTGCAGCAAAGGGTGCTGACGCAGAAGAATCTTCGGGTGGGACAACTTCAACTTCTGGAACATGGAATTTAAACTTTAATACACATGACCAAACTCTCGTTGAGTCATCACCATCAACTGGAACTTATGCAGAGTATTACACTATAGGTGAACTTGTTTATTTTGATATGCAATACAGTTTTGAACATGTTACTAACTACGGATCTGGATATTATCTTTTTAGTCTTCCTTTTACTCCAAGAACTGCAGGCGGTTTTGCTAACAATACGCTTGTAAAAGGATTGTTGGTAGACACTACTGCTCCAGATACTGGTTCAAACATAATCTTTGGTGTTATTCAAGAAGTACATCCAATTACTTTACAGTCAGGTGGATGGGTTTTATTGAAACATCAAAATACAGCAAATCAAATGGAATTATCAGATGTCTACTTTAATGATCCATCATCATTATCTGGATCTCAGATTAGCCCATTTAGCCGTATAAGAATGTCTGGAGTATATAGGAAAGCATAATGGCACAACATTCAATCGTAGCACTAACAGCCTCAGCACCAGTAAGACTTACTCCAAAAGGTAAGCACGGCGGTATGGATATAACTCTTCAAAACATAAACGATACTGGATATATCTATATTGGTGGAGACGACACAGTTTCTTCAACAAACTATGGTTTTAGAATTATGCCAAACCACTCAATTTCTTTTGAACTGCCAAGCCTAGATGCTTTGTATGCTATAGGATCAGCATCAATGAATTTAGCAATAATCCAGACTGGTCTAGAGAGCCAAAACTAATGGCAAGATTTACGCATCCCGCATTTGGTGATGTAGGTGGGCTTACTACAAAAATTAATTCTTATAATCCAGTTTGGTCTGGTACAGGATTAACATTTACAAACTCTCCAGCAACTGGTTCTTATGTAAAAATTGGTAATTTAATAATTGTTCAAATAGATGTTTTGTATACTAATGTTACAAACTTTGGCACAGGTCAATACTCCTTGACACTACCATTTGCATCTAAGTATCATACGGATGTTTATGGTGGATCTGCTCATGATACCCTGCCAAATTTAAAACACTATAGTTTAAAAGGACATTTAACTCCATCAAGTTCTGTTATGACATTGTGGCAGCATGCTGGATCTTCAGAGGATGTTCCAATGACAAAAACTGTTCCGTTTAACGCTACAACAGAAGACAAATTCCACATGTCATTTTCCTATATTTCTGAATAATGTGAGATAATGAGTCCATGCCAGTATCTAAATCCATGGACTTCCCTAGCGCAAAAAAATCATCTTATGCTGCACAAGTTGTAGAAACTCAAACAACTAATGCTGATGTATTAATTAATTACGTTCCAGTTCCTGGACCAATGGGACCCCAAGGACCTATCGGGCCCGCAGGACCGCAAGGACCTTCTGGCAAAGATGGATCTGCAGGACCAAAAGGCGAAAGAGGAACTCCTGGGAAAGATGGACTAAGTTCTTTATCCTCCTCTGGTCAGCAAGCAGGGTGGGCATCTTACTTTAATCTAAATAGAAAGCCAGTAAGTCTTGGTGTTAACTATGGAGATGATGGATGGGTAAAGGTTTGGGTAGATTCCAAGGGTAGCAATACAAACGAAAAATACTTACCAGAAGGATGTACCAGTCTTTGGAATGCAGAGCAGAGAATGCTTAACTTTCATGGCCTTAAGGTTGGATCTCAGGTATTTGTGACATACAACTTTGAACTTACTACCAACTCTAACAATACTGAGGTTTGGATGAGGACATTTTTCCCTAAATCTACCACCGAAATTTCACAGTTCGTGGCATCCCTAAAATATCAGTATGTCTATAATATGTATGTAACACAGCACTTCTTTATAGAGGATAACGCTATGTGGAATTCTGGGGCGGTACCTCAAATTAGAACCGACTACGACTCATCCGTAATTATGAATTCTATCTACGTCAGCGTGGTATAATAATTGCATGGCATTTCCATCGACCTATGACTTTAACTATTATAAGGGTGACACCTTTGAGTTTCGTATCTATCCTAAGAAGAATGATGGTACGGTTTTTGATTTAAGCCAATTTTATGTGCCAACTAATTTTGCAAATAACCCAGATGATGTAACTGACACCGCAGCACCGTACGATAGTGCACAGTTTACTATTGCAGAATTCCGTGGTGCAACAAGGACCGTTAATGGAGTTGTACAGCCAGCAGTTCCAATTAAGTGTTTTGCTAGAGTATCGGATGACAACACCTTTGTTCAATGTGCAATTAGGCCAGCAGAGGGAAATCAATTAATTGCGGGAACAGAATATGTTTATGACGTCGAAGTTAGAAAGCCAGCAGGATTACCAGGAAGTGGTCAATATGAAGTTGTTCAAACCTTACTTACAGGTACAATAACTGTTACAGATCAGGTTACTGGTGCTACTTCTGCTACTCAGCCAGGTGCATAATGGCAGATATATTATTATCTAATGATGACTTGACAATTTTTGGCGGTCCAGAAAGCATAAGTTTAGACCTAGATATTGGTCCGCAAGGAGATCGTGGTAGCATAATTATTGGAGTACTTGGAGATCCCAGAGATGCAAATGTTGCCTCTACAATTGCTCAAGACACTCAGGCCCTAGATATTGCTATAGATTATCAGCCAGCATCTACAACATATAAAACAGTTTTTCAAAAGGTTTCTAGTGGTGGTTCATTGCAATGGACGCCACTTATTAGTTTAAAAACAAACTACTACTCTTCTATTAAGGATGTAACTGCTGTTAATGGAACACTTACAGTACCGCCAATAAATGTGGCAGAGATATACGGATCTTCTGGTATTACATCTGCAACATCTCAGGTTTTTAATGTTCAGTATTCCATATCGTCATCAGACTCCTCTGGGCCTTTGGCTACAAATCTTATAATCAAAGATTTAATTACCAGCCAGGGGTTTTTGGCATTACCACTTGAAATAAAGGGTGTAGAATATATTGATAACGCCTGGCAGCCAATGGCTGGTCCTAAGCGTGTTCATTTGTTTATTACAGTGGTATAATGGCGAGAGGTGATTTATAGTGGCAGAAGAGAATATCGATAATACCGTCAACGGTAGTGGACTCTTCAATACTAAAATTCCAGGTCTTTCAGACGCAGCCGACATTCAGGCAGCCTTACGACTATATCACTATGGATCCTATGTTTATGATGGGGCAAATACAAACCCCAATAATCTTGTTACCCCGTCAATTGCAAAACACCTTCAAAATCTTGTAGATGCAGATGCTGCAGAAATAGTAAATAGAAATGCAGCAATTGCAGCACACAATTCAGATACCACAGATGTCCACGGTATTGAAAACACAGCAAATCTAGCAACACAGAATTTTGTAACTACATCAATAACTAATGCAATAAGTGGTGCTACTGGAGGATATCCAGCCCTTGCGGGAAATGGTATTGATTGGAATTCTGTTGATGAACAATTTGATGTTGAGCCAAGAATTGCAAATATAAATACAGTAATAACAAAAAATAATAATTTTACATTAGAACTTGGTGATGTTGGAAAAACTATATTGCTTTCATATTCAGGACCAGTTATATCGCCAATCCCTGGTGACCCAAATCCACCAGTAACAGTGACTGTAACTGTTCCAAACAATGACTCTGTACAAATTCCTATAGGATATCAGTATAACTTTATACAGTTTAATTATGGAAGAACATTATTTAGCCCAGCAAGCGGAGTAGTGGTAAATAGCAAAAATGATCAAAAATGGATTGATGCAGAATACGGTAAAGCAACATTAATAAAAGTAGATGCCGACTCGTGGGTTTTATATGGAGATATCTATGAAGGTGTGGCAACGCCTACAACACCTACACCAACTCCAACCCCAACCCCAACACCAACTCCAACACCTACACCAACTCCAACCCCAACCCCAACCCCAACTCCAACACCAACTCCAACACCTACACCAACTCCAACCCCAACCCCAACAACTCCTACCCCAACACCAACAACACCAACTCCTACTCCAACAACTCCTACCCCAACACCAACTACTCCAACACCAACACCAACTACTCCAACGCCTACAACTACGGGAGTTTGGTACACATTCTGTGGCAATGTTTCAGCAGGATATGATCCAGGAACAGTTGTAGGTCCATACTTTGATGATACAAGAACTTGTAGTCAGGCACTTGCATTCCAGACATCTTTGGGTGAAGTTGGAAGCGGCTGGAACTGTGCTCCAGGAAATTCAGGTACGCCTTCCGTGCCAGCAGCAGATTGTGGGTCTACACCAACTCCAACACCGACTCCAACTTCACAAGGATACTTTGCATCATTCTGTAGTGGCGGACAATTATATTGCGAAGGTGGAACACAGTATGGCTCTGTTGGAGCACTAGAGTCGTGGATATTTGCAAACTACGAAAGCCCAAACAACTTTAATTATCAACTTGGAGCGTGTCCAGATATACCAACAAATTGTGGAGGGTCTACTCCTACACCTACTCCAACTCCAACTACTACATGTAGCGAAGCAAACTCTTACTTATATAACGAAGGACAATGTCTGGCATGCGGTTATGTATGGGCAGCACAGTTTGGAGAATGTTTAGGACCAGCAACTCCAACACCAACACCAACACCAACTCCAACACCGACAACTCCTACTCCAACTTCAACAGTTTCCTGCGGATCTGAATATGGACAAACTCTAGGTGGAGTTTATAGCGGGTCCTGTCCAGATGGATCTTGCCCAGGATGTAGTAATTATCAAGAAGCATGGTATAAGTGTTCTGATGGATCAACAAGTTCTATTAAGTTTTATATAGGCCTTGGATGCTCAACTCCAACTCCAACTCCAACTCCGACACCAACTTCTTCATGTAATCCAGACAATGCATGGGCCTATAACCAGTCTCAATGCCAGGCTTGCGGATATTATTACTCAACAACATTTGGAGAGTGTTCTACAACACCATGGACAACACCCACACCAACACCAACACCAACTCCCACACCAACACCTACTCCAACTCCAACTTCAACGTGCCCACCTGCTGGAACATTTATTGCTTGGGATTCTCCATGCTCTAATGGAAGTAGAATTGGTGTTTATGCAAATGGAAGTTGTGGAGAATACTTCGAGAGTGTTCCTTGTACCCCAACCCCAACCCCAACTCCGACACCAACTCCGACACCAACTCCGACACCGACACCGACTCCGACAGCGACATGTAATCCAGACGACGCATGGTCATACAATCAATCTAAATGCCAGGCTTGTGGATACTATTACTCAACATTGTATGGCGAATGCTCAACAGTACCATGGACAACTCCGACACCAACGCCAGCATCGCCTTCGTTCCCATTCTTCCCACCTTCATTCCCATTCTTCCCAACATTTACACCAACACCATCTCCTACTCCAACGCCTACGCCAACCCCAACGCCTACACCTACGCCAACGCCTACTCCAACCCCAACGCCTACTCCAACCCCAACGCCTACACCTAGCCCAACTCCGACACCATCTGCAGCATGTACCGTAGGAGAAGTCTGTAATACGGTTGAAGATACAGTATGGTGTCAGACCTTGATTTATAGATACGATGCAAGTTGTAACTGCGTATATTCATCAACATTCCCAGGTTGCTAATCTAAACAAAAAATGGTATACTTTATATAGAAAAGGAGTCTTATGATACCCAAGTTAAATGCTTATGGAATTTTTGTAAATAATCAATATGTTACATCATTTTTATTTCCTTCAGAAATAGATGAAAGATGTGTAAAAATAACAGCAGCGCTAAAAAGCGATCCTACAATAGTTTTAGACGAAATAACAGAAATCCCTGGCACAAACACTTATTCGGTTTTTGTTGACGGTGAATATGTAGATAAGTTATATCAAGAAATAGAACCAGAGTATTTTTATCCAATTAACGAAGCACTTAAAAGTGATCCAAAAATTATTTGGATAGAGTCAGAGCAAGATCCTAATGTGAATATGACTTGGCAGTATGTTGATAACTTTTTTGTTAGAAATGAGTAGTTTGTGGAAAATGATTTAACTCCCTGGCAACAATATAAGAAAAATTTAGGAGAAACCAGACCCTGGGATTTGGTTAATCCAACAACTGAATGGGCCTCTTCTGAAGTAGCAGTAAGTAGATACTCTATTTGTCAGTCATGCCCAGAATTAATCAAATTAACAAAACAGTGTAAAAAGTGTGGTTGCTTCATGGCTGTTAAGACTAAATTACAGGCAGCAACCTGTCCATTAGGAAAGTGGTAATATGATAAAAAATGAAATTGCTCCAGGAATTATGATTTATGATAATGTTATAAAAGACTCAGAAACACTAGTTGATGACATAGAAGAAGGAATGAAGTCTGCAAATATTGAGTGGAGTTTGGCAGGTGTTTATTCTGGAAGAAAAGAAAATGGTGATGTGGAACAAACAGATCAAACCAAAAGAGATACAATGAAGATTGGAGTTCGTTATTCTGATACCATAGTAAATGATCATACAAATCTGGCAGATGCATTTCAAAATAGTTTGTCTAATATTTTTTTAGAAAGTTTTGGTCCATTAGAAAATGATTATAAAAACAATTATGGAATATTTACAACATGGCATGATGTTTATGGTATTTTAAAATACGGAGTTGGTCAAAAATTTGTTAATCATATAGATGATCATCCAGAATATCATAGAAGAATATCTACCCTTTATTACATAAATGATAATTACTCTGGAGGAGAACTATTTTTCCCAAGATTTAATGTTACTTTAAAACCAAAAGCAAATCAGATGGTTATTTTTCCATCAACTTATGTATACAATCACTCAGTTCTTCCAGTACAAGAAGGAACAAGATATTCTGTTGTGAGTTGGCTAAGATAATGAAGACTGCTTTAGTTTTTGGTGCAGGTGGTTTTATAGGATCCCACATGGTCAAAAGACTTAAGTCTGAAGGATACTGGGTTCGTGGAGTTGATATAAAAAATCCAGAGTTTTCTGAAACAAAAGCAGATGAATTTATAATTAGAGATCTTTCTGAATATTCCAATATGGAAAAAGTAATTCAATTTAAAGGATATCAGGGAAATTTTTATGTAGACTTGGCACCAAAGTTTATAGATACTTTTGATGAGATATATCAGTTTGCTGCAGATATGGGCGGAGCAGGATATATTTTTACAGGTGAAAATGATGCAAACATAATGGAAAATTCTGCATTAATTAATCTTAACTTATTAAGAGCACAATTAAGATTAAATCAAAAAAATAATGTAAACAAAACAAAAATTTTTTACAGCAGTTCTGCATGTATGTATCCCTCACATATTCAAGAGTCTACAGATAATCCTGGACTTAAAGAATCAGATGCATACCCCGCAAATCCTGACAGCGAGTACGGATGGGAAAAATTATTTAGCGAGAGACTGTTTTTAGCATTTAACAAAAACTATAATATTCCAGTTGCAGTTGCAAGATACCATAATATCTATGGCCCAGAAGGAACATGGAACGGCGGTAGAGAAAAGGCTCCTGCAGCAATTTGTAGAAAAGTTATTATTGGAACAGACTCTATAGAAATTTGGGGGGATGGAGAGCAAACTCGTTCATTTCTGTATATAGACGAATGCATAGAGGCAACAAGAAGACTAATGGAGTCTGATTTTACTGGTCCAGTCAATATTGGATCCGAAGAAATGGTAACTATAAATGAACTTGTTGACATTGCCTCATCAGTTGAGAGCAAAACTTTAAGTAAAAAGCATGTAGATGGTCCAACTGGTGTTCGTGGCAGAAACTCAAATAACGATCTAGTTAGAGAAAAACTTCAGTGGGATTATTCCATATCATTAAAAGAGGGCATTACGAAAACATATAATTGGATAAAGACTAAGATATAATTAGTTTATGAGTTTTATCCTCCTATCCCATTGGCATGGCAGGTTTGGTAACAGAATGCATCAATATGCCTACGGAGCAACATATTCTAGGGTAACTGGAACTGAGTTTTTGTTGCCTTCTGATTGGGAAGGAACCAGACTATTTAAAAATCAACACCACAGAGTATTGGAAAACGATAATGTTAGATTTGAACTTAATCAGAGTTTTCCTGGTGCAAATGATCCATTTAGAATTAATAGAATACTAAGTAATTCATTTAAAGACATTCGGTTAATTAATCCAGAGCAAAGCCCAGAAAATTATTTAAAGTATGATTATCCAGTATATTTTGATAGCGTTTGTGCTTATGGAAATGATATTTATTATCCAATGTTAAAAAATCATTTGCTAGATGTGTTTGAGTTTTCTGATGAAGTAAAAAATACTGAGTCTTATAAATATTGGTCAGCGCTTCAGGGTACATATGATTTGGCTCATTTGAGAAGAGATGATATCTCTAATCCAGATTTTAATAAGAATAATGTTCAGGGCTATTCGGTAATTTCTATGGATTCGTATTTAAATGCTTTTAAGCAAAGAGGATTTGATCCAGAAAAAATAATTTGGGTGTCTGATGATTATATAAATAAATGGCATAAGGATAGACCAAAATCAGAAAGGTTTGGCTGGTCTTATCCAGTAGGATCAACTTATAAAGAAGATAAAATATTTGATTGGCTTGAAGATTTTTTAAAGATTTATTTTGCTAGAACTGTTTTTCGTGCAAATAGTAGTTTTAGTTGGTGGGCTTGTTTTCTATCCCCAACGGCAAAAATATACAGTCCAGTAATGGATCGTCAATCTATCTATGGAAGAAATGATAAGTTTGAAGAAGTTGATGTCCAGTTCTTTGATGGAAACACACCGCATTGGATGTATAACCATCAAGAACTGAGACAAATTATTATAAATTAGTTACGTGGAAATTTCTTCATCCACTCTTTGGTCCTTGGAGTAATGCCTTTCCAAGAAGACCAGTCGTCACCACCTTGTGACATATAGTATGCAATTTCTGCATTTTTGACGGGATTGAATAGTTCGGCATTAGAGTCCAAATCAAACTTAGTTCTACGGTCTGGACCTAACTCATCGATCATATTAATTTGGAATACCCCATATGAGGAGTCCCCAGTCTTATGGTTGCCATTAAATGCAAGTGGGCGACCATTAGATTCCTTCTTGGCAATAGCCCAAGCCACAACCAGGTCTTGACCCCTAAAACCAACAAGGTGTAGGAGTTCTTTTAGTTCGATATCTGTTAGAGAAGTCTTATTTTCAAAACTCTCTAACTTTTTAGCCTTAGAAACCAAAAAAACCTCTTTCGAGGTGTTTTCTGCCTTCTGAGCCTGTTCAGTACTTAAATTGTTCTTAGTTGTTATTTCTTCAGCATTAGCAGCATTTGATAAAGTCACTACTAAAGCCAATATACTGAGTGTGCTAATGATCTCTTTGTTTCTTTCGATAAATTTAATCATAGTTTCCTCCTTAGAAAACAATAACACCTTGGTAGGTGTTACTACCTAGTATAACA